TTTTGATCCAACTATTTCATTAAATGTATCAACAAACGTTTTTAATGTAAAAGATCACTTCTTTAATACTGGTGAAAAACTAACCTACGCAACTGGATCTACATTCTCAAGTGTCACACCAACTAGCATACAGACTGGTGGAAGTAATATTCCAACCACTGTATATGCTATTAAAGTTGGATCTGATGAATTTAAGTTAGCAACAACAAGAAATAATGCACTTGCTGGCACTGCAATCAATTTCTCATCTGCTGGAAGTGGTAATGCACATACCCTTACAATGGACAAAAAACTCACAAAGGCAATCATATCATTAGATGGTGTTGCTCAGAGTCCAGTAGCATTTACAAAACTATCATATACTTTATTCGATAATTATGGGTCAGTTGGTGCAGGAGACTCAATATTTTCATTATCAGGTATAGGAACTATATCTACTGGCGATTTAATAAAAGTTGATGATGAGTTTATGAAAGTGAACTTAGTTGGTTTAGGAGTTACTGCATCGGGACCAATTATAGGATCAGGAGCGTTTAATCTTGTAAATGTTGAGAGAGGTGTTGCTGGAACAACTGCTGCTTCACATAATGATGGTGCTACAGCAAGAATTCATTTAGGTTCGTATAATTTTGTAGGTAGTAAGATACACTTTACAGAACCACCACTTGGTAATAGCACTAATGTTATTGATGATGATACATTAATACCTGTCGCAAGATCTACCTTTGGTGGTAGAGTATATCAAAGACAAGATTATACAACTAATACTGTATTTGATAATATTAGTAGAGACTTTACAGGTATAGGAGCAACATATACACTCTCAGTTGGTGGTGCAAATACAACTGGTATTGAAACTGGAAGTGGCGTATTGTTTATAAATGATGTATTCCAAACACCAACCACTACAAACAACTCTGGAAACATATATGATTTTGTTGAAGGTGCGACTGGAATCACAAGCGTGACCTTTACTGGTATCACTGATAATAATAATGATTTGATTTTATCAGATGAAGATGTTAACAAAAATCAACTACCAAGAGGAGGTGTAATTGTATCATTAGGATCTACTAATGGTTTAGGATTCGCACCATTGGTGGGTGCAGCAGTAACCGCAGTTAAAAATCAAAGTGGTACAATCACTGCTGTGGGGATAGGAACCAGAGACATTCATGGATCTGGATATAGGGGGACAGTTGCGATTGGTGTTACTGACGTAGCTTACGAACATAGATTTGAGAGTGCTGGTATAGGATCTATTAGAAAGGGATCTTTCGCAGGTCCTGCATATACTGCAACAAATGCGGTTTATACATCATTCAGTGGTAAGTTTGTAATTACAATACCTGGTCATAATCTTACCACAAGTGATACTGTTGGTATAGACACTGGTGGAATAGTATTCAGATGTTCTAAGGATCATTTCAAAACCTTACATCCCTACCCACGTTCAGGACCCACTCCAACTTCTACAAATGGTGATCCAATTGTTGGTATTCAAACTCCGATCATCGCAACCACTACAGACACAATCACAATAAACGTTGGTGCTGGCGGTGGTGCAGGAACTGGTGCTGTTGTAAATGCGACAGTGGGCGTGGGTGGAACACTCACATTTACAGTCGCAAATGGTGGAACTGGCTACGTACAACCACAGATCAACATACCACAACCATCATATGAGAATCTTGAAGTTGTGGGTGTATCAAGATTTGGTCAAGGTGCGACAACTGAGACAGGTAAAAACTTATTAATTAGCGTTGACGTTGGTTCTGCAAACACAGTGGGTATTGGATCAACTCTCCATGAAGTAAAATCATTTAAAATAAGTCGTCCTGGTTATGGATTTAGGAAAGGTGATGTATTTAAACCTGTTGGACTCGTAACTGATCGTGGATTAGCATCAGCAATTCAAGACTTTGAACTCACTGTTCTTGAAACATTTACTGATTCATTTGCCTCATGGCAGTTTGGTGAGTTAGATAATGTAGATTCCATAAAGAATTTGCAAAACGGTTCAAGAGTAAGATTCCCACTATTCCTTAATAAAGAATTATTAAGTTTTGAAACAACAAACCCTGAAATAGATTTAAACGCTATTCTTCTTATATTTGTAAATGGTGTTATACAGGAACCAGGTCAACATTATCAGTTTGAAGGTGGTACATCATTTACATTTAGTGAAGCACCTGATGAAGATGATAAGGTTGATATATTTTTCTATAGAGGATCCCGTGGAACAGATAGTATATCTGTAAACATAGTAGAATCGGTTAAAAAGGGTGATATACTTACTTTAAATAAAAATGATACTATTTCAGGAACTATCACCCAAGATCCTAGAACAATCTATAATATTACAACTTCAGATAAGGTAGAAACTAACTTATACACAGGATTGGGTATCGGCACTGCTTCCAGACCAATTAGTTGGACAAAGCAAAAAGTTGATAAGAATATTGCTGGTGAAGCAGTATCAAAAGCAAGAGATTCTATCGAACCACTAGTTTACCCAACAGGTAGAATCATAAGTGATCTATCCACATCTGGCACAGAAATATTTGTAGATAATGGTAGACTATTTGATTATGAAGTAGGAAGTCCTATTAATATTGACGCATTATTAGTCAATACTTCAGGTGATCCCGTAGCAGCAGCAATCACAGCGACTGTATCTGCAGCGGGTACAATTAGTGCACTTACTATTGGTAGTGGTGGATCTGGGCAAACTGGAACTGTCAGCGTGAAGATTGCTAAACCTTTTTCTGTTGGATTCCCAACCAATTTCCTTCCAGATGGAAGTAATACAGTTACAGGTATTGGATCTACTGCTACAGCAACAGCTACAATAACAAATGGAGTTATAACCGCTACAACCATAGTAAATCCTGGTTTTGGTTATTCTCAAGCACATCCACCACAAGTGATTACATCAATACCTACTATATCTCTTGAAAATATTACAAATGCTGGTGTTGCGACTGGATTCTCTGGTATCATAACTGGTATTCAGACTGCAACAGGTATTGGTGGTAATCCTCTTGCACTTGAGTTTTTCGTTACACATCCAAGTATTTCTGCATTATCAGCAAATAATAGAGTATTAGTTTCTGATACAGTTACTGGTTTTGGAATCACATCAATTGATGGTCACAATTTATCAATAGTTGGTGTCGGTAATACATTCTTAGATAACATTTACAAGGTAGATGCATTTTCAAGAGTTAATAATGCAGGTATATTAACCTGTAACATATTATCAACAACAAGTGTTGTAGGTATTGCTACAACAGGTTCAGCAACTAATCCCTGTGGAACATTATCATTCGGTAAGATCTCTGGATTCACAAGATCCAGCACTCCAATATCAATCGGAGTAACTGGATTTACCGCAAGCACAGGTCTTTCAACCTTCCCAATTTTACAGAGACGAGGGACAGGTTTGAGGGATACTGGTGGATTAAGTAAATAACTCAGTCTCTGACGTATAAATATAGAAAAAAACCCAATTCGATGGCCGCTATTGTAACAGATCAGTTTAGAATATTAAACGCAAGTAATTTTGTAGATAACGTTACAGACTCTAACAATTCTTACTACGTGTTTGTTGGTCTGTCCAATCCAACCACATCAGGGTTTGGTAGAAAAACAGATTTTAATACTGATACACCAAGTCCAACTGACAATGTTAACTACATGAACTTTGTAGGAGACAATATGTCTTTTGGTAAAAAAGTAACATCAGATAATGTAAGAAGACTTGTGAGGAAGATATCTTGGTCTAGAGGTACAAAATATGAAATGTATCGTCATGACTATAGTTTATCAAATAGATCACCTATCACAGGATCTGCACGATTATATGATTCAAATTACTATGTGATGAATAGTGATTATAAAGTTTACATTTGTATTGACAATGGTTCCTCTGGTATTAGCACAACTGGTAATGCATCACTCGATGAACCAACATTCACTGATTTAGAACCATCTAAAGCGGGAACTAGTGGCGATGGATACCTTTGGAAATACTTATTTACAGTATCTCCAAGTGATATTATCAAGTTTGATTCCACGGATTTCATATCCGTTTCAAATAATTGGTCATCATCAACTGATTCTCAAATAGTTGCAGTAAGGGATAATGGGGACTCTGATGTAAACAATAATCAAATCAAAAAAGTTTACATTGAAAATCAGGGTAATGGATATTCTAATGGAACTGGTCAAGAAGTAGCGATCTTAGGTGATGGTGAGGGTGGTAAAGTAGTTGTGGATGTTGTTAATAATAAAATAACTAACGCTGTAGTTTCTTCTGGAGGTAAAGGATACACATATGGTATGGTAGATCTTGGTGCGATTGGTAACACTAGTGCGTCTGTAAAAGCGAGTTTGATACCTATCATTCCACCATCAAAAGGACATGGTAGTGATATATACAAAGAATTAGGGTCTGATAGAGTTCTAGTTTTTGCTAGATTTGATACATCAACAACCAATGATTTTCCTGTGAATACTAGTTTTTCACAAATTGGTATTTTAAAAAATCCAACATCTATTGGTTCAACAACGATATTTACTGACCCAACATTCTCATCTGTGGGTGCATTAAAGTTTTCATCTGTTACTGGAACTCCAACTATAGGGGAGTCAGTATCACAGGTTGTATCAGGAGGAACAGCTAAGGGTTTTGTTGCTGCATATGATGTGGACACAAAAGTCTTAAAATTTGTTCAAGATAGATCAAATGTTTTAAATCAAACAACATTTGATACCACAGATTATGTTGGAGTATCCACTTTTGCTAAGGTTCATGCCTTTGAGTCAAATACAGAAAAAGTAAATTCTAGCGGATTTCAGGGATCCATAGACACTGGATTTACAGGTGTTAGTACAAATCCAACTGGAACTAGATTAATATCATTAGATACTCAATTCACACAGGGGGTATCTAATCCTGAGATAAATAAAAAGTCAGGTGATATAGTTTATCTTGATAATCGCCCATTGATTACAAGAAATGCTAGACAAAAAGAGGACGTTAAAATCATTCTAGAATTCTAAAAAATGCCACAAAAAACGAATTTAAACATAAACCCATTTTTTGACGATTTCGATAAGGATGATAATTTTTATCGTGTGTTATTTAAACCTGGATTTCCAATTCAAGCAAGAGAATTAACGCAGTTACAATCAATATTACAACATCAAGTAGAATCTTTCGGTAGTCATATGTTTAAAGAGGGATCAATGGTGATTCCTGGTAATATTAACTACGATGGTGCGTACAGTGCAGTAAAGATAAATCCAGATCATTTGGGTATTGATGTAA